CCGCTGCTGCGCCAGCAACGCCCCCTTCAGCGCCGCGACTTCGCTCTCCAGCCCCTCGATCCGCTCCCCCTGCGCCACCATGTCGAAGCTTGCTTCCAGCCCGTCCATCACCTGATCCGTCATGCCTGTCTCCACAAAAAAGGGCGGCCCAACCGGACCGCCCGAACCATTCCTTCTCCCATCGGGAGAAGGGAACGAAACCTTGCCGCAAAGCGGCTAGGCGAAGTCGGATGAGGGCGCCTCCACCCGCAACACCCGCGCCAATGGCTGCATCGGATGCGTGACCAGGCTCACCTCCACCAGCTCCAGCGCCAGCAATTCCCGCGGCCCCGCCCCGCGCGCCGCCTTCACCCGGTATCCGAAGCTCAGCCCGTCGAGAGCCCCCTGCTCAAGCGCCGCCGCCGCCTCGCGCCCGACCGCCGTCCTGCGCGACACCCGTCCAATCACGCGCAGCCCGCGCGCATCTTCCCGCGCCGTCTCGATCCGGCCGATCACGCTGCCCGGCCCATGCTGCCACAGCAGCGGCACGCCCGCCGCCGCGACAGCGCCAAACGCCCCCGCCCGCACCACGTCGCCACCCCGATCCACCCGATCAAAAATCGCCGCATAGCCGGCAAAGCGAAGCTCGCCGCCTTCCGCCCCATTCGTTCGCTTCGAGCGCAGTCGGGAAGCGCCCGGCACAGGCTCGGCGCTCATGCCTTCACCAGCCCGACAAGGCCCACCTTCACCGCCACCCCCAGCAGCACCAGCGCCATGCCGATCCGCACGACCCAGCCGATCACCGCGCTGCGCGCCGCCTTCTTCGCGTCGCGCCAGGCGGACAGCAGCTCGCGCAATTCCCGCACATCGCCCTCCGCGCGCCGGTCTGAAAGGCCCAGCCGCTCCAGCGCGCGCGCCGCCCCCAGCTCGCTCGCCTCCTCGATCAGCGCGCGGATCATCACCATGTCGCCCCCGCCGGGCAGCCCCGCCCCCTCCGCCTGCGCGACCAGCCGCGCCAGCATCTCCTCTTTCATCGCGCCCTCCTTTTCATCGCCCCGGCACGCGCCTATCTGACGCGCCATGAAGCGCACCCACCGCAAAGCCCTCATCGCCCTCGTCATCGCCGCGCTCGGCCTGGGCGGCTGGTATTTCGGCCTCGACCGTGCCGGCGACTGCTGGGCGAAGGGCGGCCGCTGGAACTGGAACAGCGGCTTCTGCCGCCTCGACAGCCTCGCCCGCCCCTCATGAAGCGCCTGACCTTGCTTCTCGCGCTTGCACTCACGGCAGCAGCCATCTGGCTCTGGCAGAGCGATCGGCTCGCCCAGGACAGCTGCCTCGACAGCGGCGGCCGCTGGTCCCAAGCCCAGGCCACCTGCGAGCATTAGCCGATCCCCAGCATCGCCTTCTTCTCTTCCGCCGACAGAAAATCCGCCGCCGCGACCCGCTCCCACAGCGCCGCCCGCTCGTCCGACAGCGCCGGCACCGCGTCCAGGTCCGGCTCGACCGTCACCCCCGGCCACCAGCCGGCCAGCCCCTGGCTCAACCCCGCGCAGATCTTCGCCACCAGCGGCAGGATCGCCTGCCGCCACAGCGCCTTGTTCGCCTCGCGATAATTGGCATAGCTATTGTCGCCCGGCAGCCCCATCAGCATCGGCGGCACGCCGAAGGCCAGCGCGATCTCCCGCGCCGCCGCGCTTTTCAGCCCCACGAAATCCATCTCGGCCGGGGTCAGGCTCATCGCCTTCCAGCTGAGGCCGCCTTCCAGCAGCATCGGACGTCCCGCGTTCGCAGCGCCGGCAAAGGCGGCCTCCATCTCGCGCTTCACCCGCTCATATTGCTCGGGCGACAGCACCGATCCGTCGCCCGGCTCATAGACCATCGCGCCGCTCGGCCGCGCCGCATTGTCCAGCAGCGCCTTGTTCCAGACGCTGGCCGCATTGTGGATCGCCACCGCGCCCGCCGCAGCCCCCGCGCAGCCCAGCCCATAATGATCGTCCAGAGGATGCAGCGCCTTGATATGCAGAAGGTTCGTCCGCCCCGCGCCATCCTCGGGCGACAGCCGCGTCACGCTCTCGCCCACCCGGTACAGATAGGCCGCCGGCCACCCGCGCGCATCCGCCTCCACGCTGACCCGTTCGGGCCGCAGCGCGAACAGCTCGGCCGGCATCCCGTCCGCCCCGGCGATCAACTGGACATAGCCATTGCCGTGCAGCAGCAGATGGCAGGCCAGAGCCTCGATCAACCCCTGCCCCGCCGAAGCCCGCCCGACCAGCCCCAGCACCCGCGCGTGCTCCTCGACACCGCGCACCTTGATGGCGCACGCCCCCGCGCCCTCGGACACCAGCCGCATCGCCCGCTGCGCCACCGGATTGCCCATCACCCCGCCGCGCAGCTGCGCCTCATAGCTTGCCGGCCATTCGCCGAGTGCCACCGCCCCCGAACCCCAGGCACGCGCCAGTACCGGCCGCGCATCGCCAGATGCGGCCGCCTTCGTCCCGAACCATTTCATATGAGCATCCCCAGAACGCAAAAACCCTCTCCCCGCCGGGGGAGAGGGCTAGTGAAGGTCAGCGGCGAGGCCGCTTACCGAACTCGAAAATCCTTCACCCCTTCCGTTTACCGGAGGAGCAGCGAGACCTGCGCGCGCAGCGCGTCAGTGGCAGCGGGGCAGGCTATCCGCCTCAAGGATTGCGCGCCAGCACCCGGTCGCAAACCAGTGCGGCCTCTTTACAAAGACGGTGCAACAATCAAACATCGGGTCATGTGGCCCATCGCACTAAGCCTGCTCGCTCTCGCTCAAACGACAGGGCAGTTGCAAAATTCGGTTAAGGCGAACGCTATACCGCTCGCTCTCTCGACTTCCCAAGATTATAGACTCGTGGCCCTGCCGCCGGAAGCAGCGGGCTGGGCAACCGTGAAGATCGCGCGACGCGACGGCACCGATCAACTCGATTGCGCGCCCACCGATATTGTCGGGGGAACAGGCATCGCAGTCGCAAGCTGCCGACTCATCATGATGAAACTAGGCTGGATTGCGGCGGTGCGACGCAAAGATGGTACGCCCATGACCGTACCAATCTTTCGCGTACTGTGGGAACCTGCCCCCCCTTCGTTCCAAACCGACTTTGGTGGCGCCACCCCCCTCGCAATGGACGGCAAATCACCTGTCGATGGCAAGCTCTCGCGCGAGGCGAATAATCTGCTGAGCCATTACACCACTCGGCTCGACGCCACCGGACGGCCCCGATCCTGTCGCATCACGAAATCGTCAGGCACGCGCAAATATGACGACACTGCGTGTCTAGTCGCGCTGGGTCAGCGATACTTGCCCGCTCTGGACGATCAAGGGCGACCGCGGGAAACAGACATCAGATCGTGGGTCAGTTTTGTAGACCGAGAAAAGCCACCGCGCCCATAGGCCTCAAGGATTGCGCGCCAACACCCGGTCGCAAACCGAATTGGTGCCCTCGCTCTTGCCGATCACCCGGCCCGCCAGCGCACCCGCGCCAGCGCCCAGCAAGGTCTCGCCCAGACTGCCGCCCGCGATCAGTCCAACGCCCGCGCCACCGGCCGCGCCGATCACCGTGCCCTTGTCGCGCCCCTGCTTGCCCTTGAGCAGGCAGTAGCGCACATCGTCCCGATCACGCGGCGCGGCCCTTGCGACCCGCGCCCGATCCTTGCTGTTGAGGCTGGCCGCCAGAACCGGCGTCGCGGCAACCGACACACCGACGACGGCCGCCAGAATCTTGGCCATCTTCATGACATTCACTCCATCGAAATCTACCGGATCAGAAACGACCTGCGGTCGCCGGGGGTTCCCCTCACATCCCCCGCACCCGCGCCTCGCCGCGTTTCCCCAGCATCAAATCGGTCAGCGCCCACACCAGCGCATCGGCGCGATCGGGCGACCGCCCCGGCCCGACATAGGCTCCCCCCGCCAGCAATCCGCACATCTGGTCCTCCAGCTCGGGGAAAGCGCCGCGATGCGCCACCCGCCCGGCCTCATAGAGCGCCGCCACCGGCTCCGCCCGCGCCGCCTTCCCCCGGCTCGCATGGACCAGCCGCACCGGCATCGTCTCCTCCGCCGCGCGCAGCACGCTCTCCACCATCGCGCCGCCATTATTGGCCTCGGCCACCACCCGGTCGGCGCCATGCACCATCGCCGCCGCCGCGACCGCGCGCGCCCAGCCTTCGGGCCGCTCGCCCGAAACGCTGGCGTCGGCGATCACATAGGCGCGCCCGTCGCCGCCCGTGCCGGCGACAATGATGCCGCACGCATCGCCCCCGGCCGAAGCGGGCGGATCGACCGCCACCACCACGCGTCCCAGCATTCCCGGCACATGCGCCACCCGGCACCGCTCGATCAGATCGCGGGTCCACAGCGCGCCCTCCACCTCCTCGATCAGCTCACCATCCAGTTCCTGCCGCCCCAGCCGCGTCCCGCCATAGCTCGCCGCCATGGCGTCGACGAAGCCCGGCGCCAGATTGGCCGCATTGTCCGCCGTCCGCCCCCGCGTCACCACCACATCCGTGCCATCTCTCGCCGCCAGCGCCCGCACCAGCGGCACCGGCCGGGGCGTCGTCGTCGCCAGCACGCGCGGCGCGTCGCCCAGCCGCATCCCCATCATCAGATTATGCCAGGCCGCCTCGCCGCCCGCCCATTTGGCGATCTCGTCGGCCCAGCCATGACTGAACTGCGGCCCGCGCAACGACTCCGGCTCGGCCGCGCCGAACAGCATCGCCACGGCGCCATTGGGCCAGGTCAGCTTGCGCAGCGCCGGCGCATAGACCGGCCGCGCCCACCATGGCGCGACGGATAGCAGCCCCGACGCCCCTTCCACCATCACGCTGCGCGCCTCGCCCAGCGTCGCGCCGACCAGCGCGATCCGCGCGGCGGGATCGCCCTCCGCGATCGCCCGCACCCATTCCGCCCCTGCGCGCGTCTTGCCAAAGCCGCGCCCCGCCATCATCAGCCAGATGCGCCAGTCGCCCGCCGGCGGCAGTTGCCCCGGCCGCGCCAGATAGGCCCATTCCCGCTCCAGCCGCTCGGCCGCCGCCTGCGTCAGCCGCGCGCGCAGCCGCGCCCACGCCGTCCGGTCCTCGCCGGCCAGCCATTCCCGATCCGAAAGCATGTTGACCCCGCCTCTGAATGTTCGATCCGGGATTGGCGGAGGGTCAGGTCAGGTGGCCCGCATGGGCTGAACCTCGACCCTTCTATTTCCGCGGCGCCATCCCGCCAAAGGTCACGAGGCTTTCGGCCCCATCCTTGCCCACCGCCGCGACGCCGATGAAATGATCGTCCACGACCACATCCTTCAGCAGCGTCTCGGTCGCCCCGGTCACGACGCGGCTGTCGGTCCAGTCCTGCGCGTCGGCCCGCCGCCAATAGACCTTATATCCCGCCGCCCCCGGCACGCCGTCCCACAGGACGCGCGTATCCATGGAAAGCGCCCCGTCCAGCGACACGCTCGCAGGCGCGGCCGGCGCATCGGCCAGCTCGCGCAAGGCCGCGACGTTCAGCGCCGTCACCTTCGCCAGATAGGGAAAATCCATCCCCTCGACCGTGTCGCCATAGACGCGGCCATTCTCGGTCCGCAGGTCCTGATGCTGCCGGTCATAATTTTCGATCCCCACCGAAAAGCGCACCGCCGGGAATCCCAGCTCCAGGAAGGGCGAATGATCCCCGCCGCGCCCGAACCTGTCGAAACGCCGCACCGCGAACACGTCGAGGCCGATCTGCGGATTGGCTTCCGCGATGCCGTCGACCTTCTTGGCCAGCGCGCGCGACGGCCCGTCATCCTCGCCGCCGCTCGCCCGCCGCGTCCGCGCCGCCTTCTCGTCCTCGGCAAAGCGGATGCCTTCCGAAAACACCCGCACCCGGTCGGCGACTTGTCTGCCATTCTGGCCCATCGTGTTGCCGACGATGTCGTTGTTCAGCATCGCCCGCACCTGCCAGCCGCGCGCTTTCGCCGTGCTGGCAAGCAGCTTGCCGCCCCACAGCCCCTGCTCCTCGCCCGACAGCAGGGCATAGACGATCGTCCCGTCGAACTTTTCCCCCGCCAGCACCCGCGCCGCCTCGATCACCAGCGCGCTGCCCGACGCATTGTCGTTCGCGCCCGGCGCATCGCTGGTCGCGTTCATGACGTCGCTCACCCGGCTGTCGATATGCCCGGCGACGATCACCACCTGATTGGGATCGCCTGTTCCCTTCTGGATCGCCAGCACGTCCACCACCTCGACGCCGTCGGGCGCGCGCGGCCCGGTGAAGCGGTCCGCCACCGTCTCGACCGTCAGGCACCCACCGCACGTCCTGCCGATCTTCTCGAACTCCGCCGCGCCCCAGCGCCGCGCCGCGCCGATCCCGCGCCTGGCGTCGGTCGCAGACGACAGCGTATGCCGCGTCCCGAAACCCACCAGCTTTTCCACCGTCGCCTTCAACCGCGCCCGATCGGGCGCGCCCTTTCCGGCGCCCCCCTGCGCGAAAGCGGGGCCGCACAGGGCGGAGGCACAAGCGGCGGCGATCAGGATCAGCTTTTTCATGAGCCAAACTCATATCGCCTGTTGCACGCCTGTAAAGCCACCGGCCGCCTTTCCTCCCCGCTCCGAATAAAGAACAATATGGATCAAATATTTACCCCTTGACGACTTGCCCCGCCAAAGAGCAGGTCATGCACCTCGGCTCGGGGGAGCTGAGTCACTTTGGGGGGGATACCAATGAAGTCTGTTTCCAGCGCCATTCTCGGCGCGATCGCCTTTGCCTGCGCACCGTCCGTCCTCGCCCAGGTCACGACCGTGCCTGCCGCGCCCGTCGCCACCATCATCGCCACGCCCGGCGGCAATGTGCTGCGCGCCGGCAGCCAGATTTCGCTCCGGACCGCCGAACCGCTGACGACCGAGGGCAAGAAGTTGCGCATCGGCCAGCGCGTCCAGCTCGAAGTCGCCGAAGCCGTCATGCTGAACGGCCAGACCGTCATTCCGCTCGGCAGTCCGGTCGTGGGCGAAATCACCGATGTCCGCAACAAGGGCATGTGGGGCAAGTCCGGCCGCATCAACGGCCGCGTCCTCTATGTCCGCGCCAATGGCACCCAGATCCGCCTGACCGGCAGCTTCGATGACAAGGGCGTCACCGGCACCGCCGGCGTCGTCGCCGCCATCGCCTTCGTGCCGGTCGCGGGCTTCTTCACCACCGGCACCAGCGCGAAAATCCCGCTCGGCGCGCCGGTCTCGGCGTTCCTCGACGAAGATATCAGCGTCGCCTTCGCCCCCTCGGCCGCGCCCGCCACCCCGGTCGCCGCGGTTCCCGCCGCAACGCCCGCAGCCGCTCCGGCTCCGGCGCCCGCCCCGACCAAGACCTCGCTGGTCGACCCGTCGCTGGAAATCAAGGCGACCAACTGATCGCCCGGCCGGCGCGGCACCCCGCGCCGGCCAAGGATGGATGGCGAAATGGCGGTTTTGAGCCAACGCCTGCAAAGGTCGTTGAAAGGCAGTGACTCGCCGTCTCCTGAGACCCCAGCCTCCGCTGGGGTGACGGAAGAGACGACAGGCGACTGGCCGCCTATCAATCATGATATTGCAGAAGCAGCCAATCCAACGTCATGCCAGCGAAGGCTGGCATCTCAGGCGAAGGCGCGCAACAGTCGGACATGGCGCGCGGCGGTTACACCTGCCTCATGACTAACAAGGCCAGAGGCGCTCTGCCTGTCGGCGTCACGGCGAACCTTGGCGAACGCATCGAACGACATTGAAATGGGACGGGTTCTTACTGCTGCAAAATATGGCATGACCCGTTCCGCCAGCAATGCGCCCACCCCAACTCACCCCATCACCGGCCGCGCCACCAGATCCGCCTCCGCCTCCATCCGCGGCGCCGGGATCATATGCCGGTGCCAGAACAGCGACACCTGCCCCGCCCGGATGCAAATCTGCCGCCGCGCCGCCATGATCTTCAGCGTCAGCGCCATTTCGTCCGCCGCCGCCCCTTCGATCGTCAAATCCCCCACCGGCCCGGCCGCCAGTCGCTGCAATATCCTGTTTTCCAACGTCATTCCGGCCCAATGCTGCACCTGCACAATGTGTTCCGGGGCAAAAATGGTTAAGGCGTCGCCCGTCGCGCACCCGGACCGGGTCGTCGCCGCCGCTCCGCCGCGGCGCCCCTATGCTCCCGCCGTCGCCCGCCTTCGCCGTATCTCCTCCAGCGCCCGCCGCACTCGCGCCACCGCGTCCGGGCTGTCGGGCCGATCCCCCCCTGCGTCGTTGGCCGCACGGATCTTCAGCACCCGGTCATGGTGGAAGCTCAGCAGCCGCAGCGCGATCGCCAGATTGCGCCCGCGCTTCACCTTGCGCGCCTTCACCACGCCCTCGCCGTCCAGCGTGATCTCCTCCGTCTCGCTGCCGAACAGCACCTCGCGCATCAGCATCGCCTCGATCTCGGCATAGCCCATGTCGAGCGCCGCGTCCCAGGCGCGGGCGAAGGCGGGGTCGCGCCGCCTTCGGTCATAGGCCCCGGCCCGGCACTTGCCGACCGCGCGCGCGGCCTCGCTGGCGTTGCAGGTTTCGGCAAGCACCGCCATGAACCGCCCGACATCCGCCTTGCTCCACCCGTCCCGGCGCGGCCTGCGCTTCTGCGCCCGCACCGCTCCGCCCGCCGCCTGCCGCTGCGCCACCAGCGCATCGCCGGCCTGCTCCTCTCCCTCATCCGCCACCATGCCCGTCCCCCGTCACCCGCGCCGCACGACAAAGGGGCCGGCCCTTCGCAGGACCGGCCCCTTGGCAACCGCCATGGCGGCGACTCACATTTTCCCAATATCCACATTCCTGCCACAGCAGCGTGACGATGTCAAGACAAATGTTCC